ACTGCGTCTTCAGGAACTCGACGGCCGCCGTCACCGCGGCCTCGCTGTGGTAGGGCACGTGCACGTCGCTGATGATGCCGACGGGGCCGAGCACCCGCATCACATGCGGCGACCATTCCTCGGCCATGCTTGGTGGCATCGCCGGGATCTCGCCAGCCTGGCGTGGCGGCCGCACCGCCGCCGCCTTGGTTCGCTTCCGGTCGGCCGCACCGTTGACGCCGAACTGCCGAGCGATGCGGGAGCGGGCGGCCTTGAGCGTGATGGCCCCGTTGGTCTCCTTGACCAGGCGACGGGCCAGTGTGCGAGCCGCAGCGTCCGGGTGCTGCCGGCAGAGTTTCCTGGCCATCTCGGTGATTGGGTCAGCCGCCATCCTTCACCTCCCTATAGCCGAGCGCCCACAGCACCCTGGCGATGTCCTTGCCCTGCTGCTCGACGTGCTCCTCGCTCTGCGTCGGGTTCAGAGCGTGGAGCAGCTCGTGCACGATGACCTCGAGCCGCTTGCGCCCACGCATGCGGGCGTCGAGGATGATGCGCGGGTGCTTCGCCTTTTGGCTGAACGTGTAGCCATACGCCGCACCCTTGAGCGTGGTAAACCGGATGAGCCAGGGCTCGTCACCGTTGAGCTTGAAGTGGTGGTCGGTCGTCACCGCCGATACCCAACTTTCTGCCCAGGTCGTTGAGCCGTTGCTGCCGCTTGGCACAGCCGCAGTCGCGGCCGAGCACGCGGCTCACCCGCTCTTTGGTGATACCTACCTTGGCAAGGCCCGAGGCCACCATGTCGCCCAGGCCGGGCCGGCGGGTATCACGGCGCGGCAACTTCGGCCACGCTGGGTGTTTCTCGTCCACCGTTACACGGTCGCCGTGGTCGGCCACAATGCACGGCCTCGCGGCCTCCAGCGTGGAGCCGCGGCCGAGGACGCATGCCTGGTAGTGGCGGCGGGAGATGGTAATCACGAGAACGTGACCTCCCATGAGAACTCAATGTCGAGTCCTGGGATGCCGTCAAAGTCCACCAGAGTCTCGGTGCCAGACATGCTTTCGGGCCATACGCATGGGTCTGGGATGCTTACAAACGGAATCGCTGGCGCAAATGATGGGTTGCGGTCGGCGTAACCAGCGTTAGCAGTCGGCGATCCGAGCACGGCAAGAGTTTCGGCTGAAGGACAAACAGCACAGCAGTCGTCGGGCTGCAAGACGCCGTCCACTTCGAAAAACAGGTCAAGCACGGCCCCAGCCCCTTCAAAACGGACAGCCGCCATCATCCCGACTAACGCGTTTTCGTTTGTGTCGGCGCACTTGTACCAGGAACAACTGCCGGAAAACGCCTCCGTGGCCTGCGAAACTTCTATCACCATTTGTGCGGTATAAGTCCCGCCTGCAATGGCATCACCAATTAGGCCGCCCGGACTGTTAGTTGGGTCCGGTTCCGGCACTACAACCGTGAGGTCAACTGTCACGGTCACAGGAGGGCAGCCGCAGGCGTCCGACCCGCCGCCTTGGCAGCAGCACCCTTGCTCGGCCCCAATCTTGCCGTTCCTCAACACCGGCTTGCCGCCATCCCACGATATGAGCGTCATGCGGCGGTGCTCGTCGAGCAGGTGGTGACCGAGTACCACTGGGCGTAGCCGGCAGTGCCGTGGCCGAAGACCTGCACGTCGCTGCTGCTATAGCCGACGAGCTTCGTCAGGTTCACGCTCACCAGCGACCACGTCCCGCCTGCTCGAGCGATGACACACTCGGCTGTCTTGCCGGCGGCAACGTCTATGGGCAGGTACAGATTCGTCGCCGACACGGTATTGGGCGTGCTGGTGACGTTGTAGAACGTCACGACGGCAGTCGCGGCCGTGGCCCACTGGCCGGTCACGGTGACCACTCGAACGTTCTTCCCGCCGGAACCGTGTATCGGATGCTCAAACTTCAGCCCAGGTTGGTTGCGGTCGCCACCCTCAACGATGCGAACGACCTTGGCGATCCGCTGGGCGGCCGGCTTGGAAAACTGCACGAACTTATTGCCCGCACCCTGCGGCTGCCCGCCTGCGCCCTGGCTGGCCATGTCAGCCCTCGACGATGGAGATGACGAGCCGCGTGCCCGTAAGGTTTGCCTGTGCCGCGTAGTGCCCTGCCGCCAGCCGGCCCACGGCGGCCTCGCCGCCCTGAAGCGTAATTGTCGGCACCAGCACCCCGGCGGACAGCTGCCCGAACGACACAGTAGCCGTGGACACCGTCGAGAGATTGCGAGCGAAGAACATGCCCACACTCGACAGCGTGGCCGTGCTAATCGCCGTCGTGTTGGCAGCGTTGGTGCCGGGCGAGAGCGTCAGCGTGGCAATGCCGCTCGTCGAGAAATCGGCCGTCACGCCAGACGCGGCGAACGACTGATTGAGCGGGCCCTTCTTCACGTTGGCCGTGATGGTGTAGACGATGTCTGCCATGGTCACTCCTAGGCTTGAGTCGGCTGGCCGAAGTAGTCGTTAAACGCAACCTCGCGTTGCACACGCCGCTCGAGGATGTCCGGGGCTCCGGTCTTGATGTTGCCGCCCGAGGTGAGCGGCTGCGGGTTGCTCGCGGGTACTCGCTCGCCGGTGTCCGGGTCGAGAACGTATGCCCGCTTTTTCTGTCCGCCGTCAAGGTAGTTCCAGCCCACGTTGGGCAGCTGCAGATTCCAGCCGTCTGGCCGGTACTCCAGGGTGACCTCGGTCTGCCAGAACCGCACCTCTTCGTCGTCCACCACCTCAACCGATGGCTGCCCCGAGATGCCGCTGCACTTCCACGTCCCAGCAGGTGCCCCCAGGTACGTGTCAGAGTTAATGCTGTTCTGCACCGCCTGGGCCAGTGCGTAATCGAACGTGGCCCGATTACCGCTGATGCTGGCCTGTAGCGTGGCTATATCGACGGTCGCTCCCTCAAAGAAATCGCCCGCCGAGTTCTGCAGTGGCTTGAGCGTGCTGCCGTCATAGTAATACAGGGCCGGCACTTGCAGCCCGCCTGTCGTCCATTTCCAAATGTCGGGCCTGGCCAGCGGGTTTTTGTCTGGGTTTTCCTGCTTGGGGAGTTCGTAGTCCCAGCTGACTTCGTAGTGCCAGCGGCTGCTGTTGTAGTTCGTGACGTTGGCCGTCATGGCCCGCACGTAGCCGGCCTCGGGGTGCGGCGTCAGGAACGACACGCCGACCGAGTTGAGGATCTCCGACTGCGTCGTGAGCGGGTCATTGACCTCGACCACCCACTTGCGCTGAAACTTCGGGGCCTCGCCGAACTTTTGCGTGGCAGAGACGGCAGGCAATTCGATGACACTCAAGACGCTCATGCCGCAGCCCCCAAGATGTCCACCTTCTCCTGCTGCAGGGCCGCCAGTTCCTTGCGGATCTCCTCGAGCTTCTGGTTGGTCTTGCGGTTCTCGGCAATCGCCGGGTCTTCGCGGCCGGTTGCCAGGGCGATGAACTGGGCCATGCCCTCGCTGGAGCGGATGTCGTTGGCCTTCAGGGCTTCGTTGGACTTGCCACCGAGGGCACGGTCTTTTTCAGCCTGAATCTTGTCGATGTCCGCTTGTTTGTCGGCCATTTTTTCGTCGATCTTGGCCGCTTCCTCGGCACGTTTTTGGTTTGCCTCCATGAGTTTTTGTTCGTTTTCTCTCTGAATGGCAAACATCTGCATTTGAAAATCAAGCTTTTCTTGCTCTTCTTTTTTGCGAGCCGCTTCTAGCGCCTCTTCGTTTGCTCTCCTGGCGTTGTAGATGTCCATCTCCATCGCCATACGTTCATCTGCGGCTTTCTTGTCCGCTGCAGCAAGGGCTTCTTCGTTGGCAATCCGTGCTTGATAAATCTTGTGTTCTAGGCCCACATCTGAACCAGATTCCGCCGCCGTCGCGTCCGAGGATGCCGCCTGCGCACCGGACGCAACGTCGGGAGTCTCGCCGCTGGCAAACGCTTTGCCGATTAGCGGCACTTTAGACATGAAGGCGTAGAAGCTTTTGATCTTCTCTGACGCCCAGTCAATTCGTTCGCCTATGTATCCGAACGCCGTGTTCATGCCTTCGCGGATGACTTCCACAAGGCTGGACCAACCGGCGATGAACGGCGACAGCAGCGTGTGAACGACAGCGCCGGCGACCTTGAGCACGATGCCAAGCAGCTCACCCATAACGCCAACCAGCTTTAGAACACCCTCCACCACAGTGCCAATCAACGTAAATATCGGGGCCAACGCTTGTGCGATTGGCGAAAGAATCGACGTAACGCCTTCCACCACGCCGCTTATGCCGTCAGTAAATCCAGCAAGCCCGCTTTGAATCGCGGCAAACGCCCCGATAAATGGCGTCACAAACACGTCGGCCAATCCGGCAAATGCTGATTGGCTACGCTCGCCGGCTGCCGTCGCCTCTTCCATGGCGAACGCCAGGTTGTCCACTTGCAACGCCTGCACCTTGCCGAGTTGAGCATTCAGTTGCTCGAGCGTCACTGTGCCTTCAGTGACAGCGGCAGCCATTTCTAAAGCGCGGTCCTTGGCGTTTAGGAACGACTTGCCAAGGTTAAGTGCCAACAACGCGCCGCCAATCATCGGATTAGACAAGCCCAAGATTGCGGCTGCAGTTGTTCCGGCGGCACCACCGCTGACAGCCAGGCCGATGCCTAGAGCCTTAGCGGCCAAGATCATGGTGCGAGCCGCCATGGCACCCTTAAACGCACTGACGGCAAACGACCGAAGGCCTGCAGGGTCTCGGATGGCCGAGAAAATCTTCCATTGTGCGTATGTCCACGCCACGTCTTTGCCAAACTTGATGACGCTGACGCCGGCGTCGGCTATGGATTTTGTCGCGTCACCGACACCCTTGATGGCACCGGTAACGCCGTTCAGCACACGCTCGGCGACGGTCGCTCCCTTGGCCATGTCGTCGAAACTGGACGTTGCCAAGTCCATCTCGTTTTTGGCTTTTGAAACAGCACGGCCGTAGACCTCTTGAGTAAGCAAGCCTTTCTGGAGCATCTGATCCAGGCGGCCGATAGTGTCGGCGTACTTCTCTGCCGGCGTCCGCATTTCGGCGGTGATCTGCGCCGCTTGTCGGAACTCTGCCGAGGTTGCTTTCGCGCTTGCACCCACCTTGCTGAGCTCGCGGTCAGCCTGCGACACGCCGGCGGCCACGCCGTCGGCGTTGGCAGTCAACTGAAATGCGAGGTCAAGCTTGGCCATGGTTTGGCGGTCGAAGTTTGGCAAGCTCGGCCGCTATTTCATCGGCCGTCATCGGTGGCTTGCGAATCGGTATGAAATCAGACGGCTTTGGCGTTTTTCCTCGCACGTGAGGCGCAATCGACAAGGCTGCGAGTGTTCCAGTTTGCTCCCACGATCTGCCTACTGGCTCGATGTAACGGTCAAATGCCAACAACTCGCGGTACGTTGTCAACGGCAGTTGTTCGACATACTCCAGTGTCCAGCCGGTCGCCAGGCATAGGCGAATCATGAAGACCCGGCCGTCGGGCCGGGCTCGGAGTTTTTTGCCAGTTCCTCAATCGTCGTGTCGCTCAAGTTGTTGTGTTCCATCGCAGCGAGCCACACGCGATTCATGACCCGGGCTGATTTCTGTGCCAGCCGCTGCACGTCTCCGTTATCAAAGAGACGATTGCCCTTCTCGTCTACGAGACATCGCACCAGGAACTTGGTGCGGAAGTCATCAACGCCCGTCTCCTTCTTGCGTTGCCATTCGTTTTCGTACGCGTCGCGCTCGCCCACAGTCATCACCCTGATGTAGATATCTCCACCCCATTCAGGGACAGCAAGCTTAAGCAAATTGCAGTCGTTGGCCGCCAGAATCTGATCCTTTGTCAAAGCCGCCATAAATCACACTCCTACCTTGAATGACACGCTGAACGTCTGCAGTTCACCAACGGTCGCGGACCACCCAAGGCTGGAAAACACAGCCTTGGAAAAGGACCACGACACGCCAGGTCCACCGATAGATAACGCCGCCGTCAAGCCGACGTTGGTGGAACTCATGCCGGCGGTGCCACGCACGGTGCAGGTCACCGTGCCGTAGTCAACGTCACCGGCAGAGAACGCCTTGGCACGCGAAGCTTGGCCGCGTGATGTGACCTCGAGCGTGTCGGCCGCGATGCCGTCCACGCTCACGCTCACGACCTCGCCAAGCGTCACGCTTCCCCAGGTGACTGTAACGCCCTGCGATACGCTTGCCACGACGGCCTCCCGTCGTTCAGCGAACCTTGAACGTCAGCGACTGCTTGACGAGCTCGCCGACCGCGTAGGCGACGCTGGAAGACGACACGATGGCCGTGTAGGTAACTGACGCAAACACAAGATTGCCAGAAGTGCCAACGGCCACAGTCGTCGTGCCGAGCGCTTCGCAGCTGATTTCGTCGTCTTTCAGGGCCGGGGCCTGATATCGCCGGCTGGCACCGCTGGCGAGCCCCAGGTGCGATTCGTCGAGCAGGTCGCCACCAGGCGTGACGGTCACGCTGGTGACGGTGTAGGTGCTGCCGGCGAAGACGAAATTATTGCCCTGCGAATCAGCTGCCATGGTGGCGTCTCTCCTGTGTCGTGGGCCGTTGCCCGCCTTTAGCCTAGGCGGACGGGGGCGAATCCTTGCAGTTAACGGACGGCTGCGGCCGCTTTTTCTGCCAGCATCCTCATTTCGCGGGCCATGATTTGAGCCATTGCGCCTTGTGATGTTTCAAACGCCCTCCGCAACGGACGCAACGCGGCCGTACTTCCACGCAATCGCCGTTTTGCCCCGTACTCGATGTAGTACGCATGCGGTGCGGCACCGGAACGGAAACCCACAAGGGCAGTGGCCGTTGTTCCGTAAATCTTGGATTTCGTGCCTGGCGAGCTTCTTAGCCTGCCACTTCTGCGGGGAATGCCGGCGACATTGCTACGGAGGGCCGACAGCCCGGGCATGATGGCTCGGTCGCACGCTGCCAGCATTTCTGGAACCGAAACAACCAGCGCAGATTGAAGGCCACGGCCTTCAAGCCATTTTGAGTCTTGATAGGCCGTGTTCAGCCGCATCTCAAATCCTGCCGCCATCACGTCGCCTCGTTAATGCGGAACTCAAACGACTGCTGCACCGAGTAGTAGGGCAGCATCTGGTCATCGGCCGGCATATCGACGCTGTCGGCCTCGGTGACGAGCGTGCTGCGTTGAATCGTCACGCCCGCCGTGGTGCCGGTCCACCCGTCCACCGCCAGGCGAACGGCACGGGCTATCGACTTCACCGAGGTGTACGACGTGCCATACGTGGTCAGCTGCAGCGTGACCACGGGGTTGCCGACGTTGCCTGTCAGCGACTGCGGACGCTCCACGCCGGTGCGTTGGTAGACGACCAGCGGCAGCGGAGTCCCGGCCGGGGCCAGCAGCGGATACACGCGGGTGCCGATGGCCGAGCTCACGGCCGTCTGGCTGGTCAGCCTGGCGTACAGGAACGCCTCGGGTGCTTCTGGAAGACTCATGACGCGGCCTTCTCCGTGCAGATGAGCTCGAGGTACCAGCCTCGCTCGTACTCGTTGATAGCCCCGATCTCTAGTATGCGGCTCGTCTCGTAGACGACTCGCATGGCGACCTTGACGCCCGGCAGCTGCCGGATGGTGACCTTGTGCCCGGCAAATCCGACGATCTGCCCGTACCGCTCAGCCTCGCGGCCCGACAACGCCGACACGTCCGCCCACACCGTTGCGAACGTGGACCACGCCAACACCGGCTCGCCCACGGCGTTGCGTGTTTCCGTTGCCTGCTCGATGACGATGCGGTCGGTCAGGTCGCCGGCGTTAATCATCGGTAGCTGCCCCATCGGATGGTGTCGAGCAGGGCCTTGGTGCCCATCGGCACCTCGGTCAACGCCACCTCGGCGGCCGTCTCGCGGTTCCGCCAAAGGTGTGCCACCAGCATCAGAACGGCGGCCTTGACCGGGGCTGGCACGCTCGTGCCGTCAGCCGAGTACCCGGCCCACCATGTCACGGTGGTGCTGTTCTGGTCCATGAGGTGCGAGGGCCACGTCGTGCCGTATAGCGGCCGGCAGACGCCCGGGGTGGATTGGCGGTCCACCCTGTACTCCGTGGTCGCCAACGTGGCCGTAGAGGCCCCTGCCGATGGCGTGTAGGTGATGGCAACCGCCGTGGCGGTGCCAGCCTGCACCATTGGCGGCCTCGGCAGCTCAATGTCGAGGTTCGGAACCGTGCCCTGCCGGCCCTCGATGTTGTTGCCATCGGCCAACAAGCCGAATTGCACCGGGCTACCCACGGCCCCGTAGAACGAATCAAGCCGCATCTGCCACTGGGTATGACAAAACGTGCGGTCGGTGTAATCCTCTGCCCAGCGGGTCGCGGCCGTAACGAGGTTGCTGATCAGCGCATCTTCGGCCGAAGAGTCGATACGCAGATGGGCCTTGGCCTCCGCGAGCGTGACCGGATTGCTGGCGGGCTCGGTCGCCCGCACTAGGCTGCGGTACCTCATCGCTGTTTCCTCCCCCTACGCCGCGGCTCGTCGGCCGTCTCGGCTCGCCTCTCAACCATGGCCACCTCGAGCAGCTGCGGCTCGTCACGCACGAGCTCGCATGCCCCGGCGATGACCAGGCTTTTTGCCGGGCCTCGCGGGTACGAGATGATGTCACCCTTGCGGTACGACAGGTGCGGCCGCAGGAACCGCAGTCGAACGTAGTCAGCCGGCATTGCTCGCCTCTCCGTGCTCGATGGAACCCCAGGCTTCAGCGGGCCGGCGACCACCGGCCGCCCAGTAACTGGTGGGCGTCTGGTAGACGGGCTTGAGATCCCGCCCCGGCCAAGTGAACTTGAGCTCAGCGTGGCCAATGGCAATCTGCGGGGCGATGCCCAGCGTGTTGCCGGCCTTCTTGAATTGCCGCCAGAAGTGAATGTCGGGGTCGATGCGGTTCGGCTCGCCAGGCGGCGCGT